ATGGCTGGAACGGCGGGGCGTTCCGGGCGTCGCCCCAAGCCAACGGCGCGCAAGGCGCTGGCCGGAAACCCCGGCAAGCGAGCCCTGAACAAAGATGAACCTGTTTTTACGCCCATCAAAGGTGTTGAGCCACCGGAGTGGTTCGCTGAAGAAGATCTCCCTCTCGCCACGATCATGTGGCAACTGACAACCAAAGAACTCTGCGGTCAGGGCCTGCTGTGCGTGACTGACCTGGCGGTACTTGAGCGGTGGTGCGTGGCCTATGAGTTCTGGCGACGTGCCGTGAAAAATATTGCCATACAGGGCAACACCATCACCGGTGCAATGGGCGGCATGGTCAAAAATCCGGAGCTGACCGCCAAAAAAGAACAGGAGTCCGAGATGAGCAGCACGGGTGCAATGCTCGGACTCGACCCCAGCAGCCGCCAGCGTCTGATTGGCCTGGCGGGGCAGAAGAAAGCCACTAACCCGTTTCTGAAAATCATCGAGTCATGAGCCGGAAATCTTACCCCAACGTAAATGCTGCCAATCAGTATGCCCGTGATGTCGTGCGCGGAAAGATTGTGGCCTGCCAGTTTGTGATTCAGGCCTGCCAGCGCCATCTTGATGACCTGATGGCGGAAAAAAGTAAGTCGTTTCGTTACCGCTTCGACAAGGACCAGGCTGAACGGGCCGCGAAATTTATTCAGCTGTTGCCACACACCAAGGGGGAGTGGGCATTCAAACGGATGCCCATCACGCTGGAGCCGTGGCAGCTCTTTGTGATCTGCTGCGCGTTTGGCTGGGTCAATAAAGGCTCCCGGCTGCGCCGCTTCCGGGAGGTGTATACCGAAATCCCCCGTAAGAACGGCAAATCGGCAATCTCTGCCGGTGTTGCCCTGTATTGTTTTGCCTGTGATAACGAGTTTGGCGCGGAAGTGTATTCCGGTGCCACGACAGAGAAACAGGCGTGGGAAGTCTTTCGCCCGGCGCGACTGATGTGTAAACGCACACCCATGCTGACGGAAGCGTTCGGGATTGAGGTTAACGCCTCAAACATGAACCGTCCGGAGGATGGCGCGCGGTTTGAACCGCTGATCGGTAACCCCGGTGATGGTTCATCACCCCACTGTGCTGTGGTGGATGAATATCACGAGCATGCCACAGATGCACTTTACACCACGATGCTTACCGGGATGGGCGCGCGACGTCAGCCACTGATGTGGGCCATCACCACCGCCGGGTACAACATTGAGGGGCCGTGCTACGACAAGCGGCGGGAAGTCATCGAGATGCTCAACGGCTCGGTGCCTAACGATGAACTGTTCGGGATCATCTATACCGTTGATGAAGGTGACGACTGGACCGACCCGCAGGTGCTGGAAAAAGCCAATCCAAATATTGGCGTGTCGGTTTATCGCGAATTTTTGTTAAGTCAGCAGCAGCGTGCGAAAAATAACGCCCGTCTGGCAAACGTCTTTAAAACAAAACACCTCAATATCTGGGTGTCGGCGCGTTCGGCGTATTTCAACCTGGTGAGCTGGCAGAGCTGCGAGGATAAATCACTGACCCTTGAGCAGTTCGAGGGGCAGCCGTGCATTCTGGCCTTTGACCTGGCGCGTAAGCTGGATATGAACAGCATGGCGCGACTTTATACCCGCGAGATTGACGGTAAAACGCATTACTACAGTGTGGCCCCGCGTTTCTGGGTACCGTATGACACGGTGTACAGCGTCGAGAAAAATGAAGATCGCCGGACAGCCGAACGCTTTCAGAAATGGGTGGAAATGGGCGTTCTGACTGTTACCGCTGGTGCGGAGGTGGATTATCGCTACATCCTCGAGGAGGCCAAAGCGGCGAACAAAATCAGCCCGGTCAGTGAGTCACCCATCGACCCCTTCGGGGCGACCGGGCTGTCGCATGACCTTGCTGATGAAGACCTGAACCCCATCACCATCATTCAGAACTACACCAACATGTCCGATCCGATGAAAGAGCTGGAAGCGGCGATTGAATCGGGGCGCTTTCATCATGACGGCAATCCCATCATGACCTGGTGTATCGGCAACGTAGTCGGCAAAACCATTCCGGGTAACGATGATGTGGTGAAGCCTGTCAAGGAGCAGGCGGAAAATAAAATCGATGGTGCAGTTGCACTGATTATGGCGGTTGGCAGAGCCATGCTGTACGAGAAAGAAGACACGCTGTCTGACCACATTGAGTCCTACGGGATCCGCTCGCTTTAACTGAGGTAATTATGATCATGCTGATTCTCGCGCCTCTGGTGGGCGTGCTGGGTGCGCTTTTGCTGGCGTATGGTGCCTGGCTGATTTATCCCCCGGCGGGTTTTGTTGTTGCCGGGGCGCTGTGCATGTTCTGGTCGTGGCTGGTGGCGCGATATCTCGACCGTACACAGCAGTCTGTCGGCGGAGGTAAATAGTGTTCTTTTCGGGATTATTTCAACGAAAAAGTGACGCGCCGGTGACCACGCCAGCAGAGCTGGCGGATGCTATCGGGCTGTCATACGACACCTATACCGGAAAGCAGATCAGCAGTCAGCGGGCCATGCGACTGACGGCGGTTTTTTCCTGCGTCAGAGTGCTGGCAGAGTCGGTCGGGATGTTGCCCTGCAGCCTGTATCACCTGAACGGCAGCCTGAAACAGAGAGCCACTGGCGAACGTCTGCATAAGCTGATCTCCACGCATCCCAATGGCTATATGACGCCGCAGGAGTTCTGGGAGCTGGTGGTCACCTGTTTGTGCCTGCGGGGCAACTTTTATGCCTACAAAGTGAAAGCATTTGGCGAAGTGGCTGAATTGCTGCCCGTCGATCCCGGTTGTGTGGTGCCGAAGCTTAACAGTAGCTGGGAGCCGGTCTATCAGGTCACATTCCCGGATGGCTCCACGGATGTACTGAGCCAGGAGGATATCTGGCATGTGCGCACGCTGACGCTGGACGGACTGGTGGGGCTGAATCCCATCGCCTATGCCCGCGAGGCAATATCGCTGGCGGCAGCGACCGAAGAGCACGGGGCCAGACTGTTCAGCAATGGCGCGGTGACGTCGGGTGTGTTGCGTACAGAGCAGACGCTGTCGGATCAGGCTTATGAGCGCCTGAAGAAAGATTTTGAGGAGCGTCACACCGGGCTTGGTAATGCTCATCGCCCGATGATCCTTGAGATGGGGCTGGACTGGAAGTCGATGGCGCTGAACGCCGAGGACAGCCAGTTCCTGGAAACCCGCAAGTTTCAGCTTGAAGAAATCTGTCGTCTGTTCCGGGTGCCATTGCACATGGTGCAGAACACCGATCGCGCCACCTTCAACAATATTGAAGAGCTGGGGCTGGGATTTATCAACTATTCACTGGTGCCGTATCTGACCCGCATCGAACAGCGGATCAACACCGGACTGGTACGAAAAAGTAAGCAGGGCGTTTTTTACGCCAAATTTAACGCGGGGGCGTTACTGCGTGGGGATGTGAAGTCCCGTTTTGAAGCCTATGCCACCGGGATCAACTGGGGGATTTACTCTCCCAATGACTGCCGCGACCTGGAAGATATGAATCCGCGTCCCGGTGGCGATGTCTATCTCACACCGATGAACATGACCACGAAACCCTCCGATGGCAGTAAAGCCGGTAAGCAGAAGGATAACGCCAATGCAGACGAAACAACGTCTTGATGTACCGCTGAGTCTTAAATCTGTCAGTGACTCCGGTGAGTTTGAAGGGTATGGCTCCGTCTTTGGTGTAAAGGACAGCCACGATGATGTGGTGATGTCCGGGGCATTTGCTGCTTCCCTGCGGGAGTGGAGTGACAGAAAAGCGTTACCTGCGCTGCTCTGGCAGCACCGCATGGATGAGCCCATCGGTGTTTACACCGAAATGAAGGAAGACGATGTCGGGCTTTACGTTAAGGGGCGATTGCTCATTGATGATGATCCCCTGGCAAAACGCGCACATGCACACATGAAGGCCGGTTCATTAACCGGCCTTTCTATTGGGTACGTATTGAAAGACTGGGAATACGACCGGAGCAAAGAAGCCTTTCTGCTGAAAGAAATCGACCTCTGGGAAGTCAGTCTGGTGACGTTCCCGTCAAACGATGAGGCACGGATCAGCGACGTCAAGAACGCGCTGGCCCGCGGGGAAATCCCCGAACAGAAAAAAATCGAAAGAGTCCTGCGTGATGTCGGACTCTCCCGTACCCAGGCCAAAGCATTCATGGCCGGGGGCTATGGCGCACTGTCCCTGCGCGACGCTGAGGATGTGGGCTCTGCACTGAATGTACTGAAAAATCTGAACTTCTAATCAGGAGAAATACGATGGCGGTTGATATTAAAGATGTGGAACAGGTCGCGCAGGAACTTCAACAGAAGTTTGACGACTTCAAAGCAAAGAACGACAAGCGCGTTGAGGCGATTGAGCAGGAAAAGGGCAAGCTTGCCGGGCAGGTGGAAACCCTGAACGGGAAACTCAGCGAGCTGGAAAATCTCAAAAGCGACCTTGAAAAAGAGCTGCTTGAGCTGAAACGTCCGGCAGGTGGAGCGCAAAACAAGGTGGCTGCAGAACATAAAGACGCTTTCGTCGGCTTTCTGCGTAAAGGCCGCGAAGACGGTCTGCGCGATCTGGAGCGTAAGGCGTTGCAGGTGGGCACTGATGAAGATGGTGGTTATGCCGTGCCGGAAGAGCTGGATCGCAGCATTCTCAGCCTGCTGAAAGATGAGGTGGTGATGCGTCAGGAGGCCACGGTGATCACCGTGGGCGGTTCCGACTATAAAAAACTGGTGAATCTGGGTGGTACGGCTTCCGGATGGGTCGGCGAAACTGACACGCGTTCCCAGACCGCTACTTCCAGGCTGGGACTGATTGAGCCTTTCATGGGGGAAATCTACGGCAACCCGCAGGCCACCCAGAAAATGCTGGATGATGCCTTCTTCAACGTGGAAGCCTGGATCAACAGTGAACTGGCGACCGAATTTGCCGAACAGGAGGAAATTGCCTTTACCACTGGTGACGGCACCAAGAAGCCGAAAGGGTTCCTGGCCTATGAATCCACCGAAGAGTCCGATAAGGCTCGTGCGTTCGGTAAACTTCAGCACATCGTATCCGGTGAAGCGACCGCGGTGACCGCTGATGCCATCATTAAGCTGATTTACACGCTGCGTAAGGCGCATCGTACCGGCGCGAAGTTCATGATGAACAACAACAGCCTGTTTGCCATCCGTCTGCTGAAAGATACCGAGGGTAACTATCTGTGGCGTCCGGGGCTGGAACTGGGACAGCCATCCTCACTGGCGGGTTACGGTATCGCTGAAAACGAACAGATGCCGGATATCGCCGCCGATGCGAAAGCCATTGCGTTTGGTAACTTCAAACGGGGTTACACCATCGTTGACCGTATCGGCACCCGCATCCTGCGCGACCCGTACACCAACAAACCGTTTGTCGGTTTTTATACCACCAAGCGCACCGGGGGTATGCTGGTCGATTCACAGGCTATCAAGCTGCTGAAAATCGCTGCGGCGTAATCACTGGCGGGGCGCTGAACGGCGCCCCTGTTCTGACAGGTGAGGGAATCATGATCCTGAAACAAGATCTCAAATGGTCGCCAGACGGTCTGCGTGTTGAAATCATTCGTGCCGGTGAACACGACGACAGGATACTCCCGGCCCGGGCGCAGGAGATTGCGCTTCAGACCGGGTTAGCAGAGTGCGAAACCAGTGCAAAAAGCAATAAAGCGGTGAAAGAGAAAAAATCCACGACCAGTCAAGAGGGCTGAGTATGCTTCTGAGTGTGGAAGAAATTAAAGCTCAACTCCGGCTGGATGAGGATTTTGAAGCCGATGAGCGCTACCTGCAACTGCTGGCCAGAGCGGTACAAAAGCGGACGGAGACGTATCTGAACCGGAAGCTCTATGCGCCGGATGAAACCATTCCGGACAGCGATCCTGACGGACTGCTCCTGCAGGATGATATCCGTCTGGGGATGTTGATGCTTATCAGTCATTTCTACGAAAACCGATCTTCCGTCACGGAAGTGGAAAAACTCGACATGCCACAGAGCTTTGGCTGGCTTGTCGGTCCATACAGGTACTTTCCACAATGAAAATTCGTCAGGCGCAGACCAGCGCCACATACCTTTTGCCCGACCCGGGCGAACTTGACCAGCGCATTGTTATCCGGCGGCGTGTCGATGTTCCGGCTGATGACTTTGGCGTAACGCCGACGTACCCGGAGCAGATCCGGACGTGGGCCAAAAAAGCGCAACCCGGTGCGGCAGCTTATCAGGGGTCTGTGCAGATAGAAAACAGGGTGACGCACTATTTCACCATCCGTTTTCGCCGCGGTATCACCGCCGATCATGAAGTGCTCCACGACGATATTTCTTATCGGGTTAAACGGGTCCGTGATCTGAACAGTAAACGCCGCTTTCTGTTGCTCGAGTGCGAAGCGCTGGGTACCGATAACGGGAGTGACTATGCCGCAGAAAGCATATTTACACGTTGATTACGTACAGCCGGAAGAACTGGTGTTTAACCGGGCGAGAATGCGACGGGCGTTCGTTAAAATTGGTCAGGTGCACATGCGTGATGCGCGGCGACTGGTCATGAAACGTGGCCGCTCGAAGCCAGGCGAAAACCCCTCGTACCGCACCGGCCAGCTGGCGCGTTCTATCGGCTACTACGTACCCCGGGCGTCAAAAAAACGTCCGGGGCTCATGGTGAAGATCGCGCCTAACCAGAAAAACGGCGAGGGCAACCGGCATATCAACGGTGCCTTTTACCCCGCCTTTCTGTTCTACGGTGTTCGCCGTGGGGCGAAGCGTAAGAAAGGCCATCATCGCGGCGCATCAGGCGGCAGCGGCTGGCGTGTGGAACCACGTAACAACTACATGACTGAGGTTCTGGATAAACGCCGCAGCTGGACACGTTATGTGCTCTCCCGCGAATTGCGAAAATCACTCCGTCCTCAGCGAAGGAAGAAAAAATGAAATTAACCCCGATTATTGCGGCACTTCGCAGCCGTTGCCCTCGGTTTGAAAACCGTGTGGGTGGCGCAGCGCAGTTTAAAGCGATACCGGAGGCCGGAAAGCTCAGACTACCAGCCGCGTATGTTGTGCCAGCCGAAGACGTCACGGGTGAGCAGAAATCGCAGACCGACTACTGGCAGGATTTGACGGAGGGTTTTTCCGTCATCGTGGTACTCAGCAACGAACGGGATGAAAAAGGGCAGTGGGCTTCTTACGACGCAGTTCACGACGTCAGGCAGGAAATCTGGAAGGCGCTGCTGGGGTGGGAGCCGGATCCGCAGGCGCATGAAATTCAGTATACGGGTGGGATGCTTCTCGATCTGAACCGCCACGAACTGTATTACCAGTTCGACTTCACGGTGAAGTATGAAATTACCGAAACAGACACCCGCCAGCAGGATGATCTGGACGGCCTGCCCGACCTTAAAACGCTCAGTATTGATGTTGATTTTATCGAACCCGGTACCGGGCCAGATGGCGACATCGAGCACCACACCGAAATTACATTTCAGGAATAAACCATGTTTGTGAAACCCGCAAAAGGGCGATCGGTTCCCGATCCGGCCCGTGGCGACCTTTTACCTGAAGGAGGTCGAAATGTTGATGAGAATAACTACTGGCTGCGCCGCGAGGCCGCTGGTGATGTCCGGCGCACGAATAAAAAGGTGAAAACAAATGGCAATTAGTTTTAATTCCATCCCGTCAGATACACGGGTTCCGCTGTTTTATGCCGAGATGGATAACTCGGCGGCAAATACCGCCCGGGACAGCGGGGCATCACTGCTGATTGGTCACGCCAGCAATGATGCGTCAATTGCCGTCAACAGTCTTGTTCTGGTGTCATCGGTTGATTATGCCCGTCAGATTTGCGGTGCCGGAAGCCAGCTGGCCCGTATGGTCGGGGCGTACCGTAAGACCGATCCATTTGGCGAACTGTATGTCATTGCCGTACCTGAATCCACAGGCGCGGCAGCAACCGTCGCTTTGACGGTAACTGGCGAAGCGACGGAAACCGGAACGGTGAATGTCTATACCGGCCGAACCCGCGTTCAGGCTCCCGTGACCAGCGGTGATGACGCTGCGGCGGTGGCTGTGAGCATTAAGGATGCGGTCAATGCAAACCCTGATCTTCCCTTTACGGCAACATCAGAAGCGGGGGTGGTGACACTGACTGCGCGCCACAAGGGGTTATATGGAAATGAAATTCCGGTCACTCTCAATTATTACGGCTTTGGCGGTGGGGAGGTGTTACCGGCGGGTGTGAATATTACGGTTGCCAGCGGCGTGAAGGGGGCTGGTGCGCCAGCTCTTAACGACGCGGTGGCAGCGATGGGAGATGAGCCGTTCGATTATATCGGCCTTCCGTTTAACGACACGGCATCGGTGAACACGATGGCAACTGAAATGAATGATTCCAGCGGTCGCTGGAGTTATGTCCGGCAGTTGTATGGTCACGTTTATACGGCGAAGACGGGGACTCTGTCGGAGCTTGTGGCCGCGGGTGACCAGTTTAACCTGCAGCACATCACCCTGGCGGGCTATGAGAAAGACACCCAGACGCCTGCTGATGAACTGGCTGCAAGCCGTACTGCCCGTGCTGCGGTTTTTATCCGTAACGATCCGGCGCGCCCGACCCAGACCGGGGAACTGGTGGACATGCTGCCGGCACCGAAAGGCAAACGCTTCACGACGACTGAACAGCAGACGTTACTTTCCCACGGTGTGGCAACGGCGTATGTGGAAAGCGGCGTGCTGCGTATTCAGCGGGATATCACGACGTACAGGAAAAATGCGTATGGTGTGGCGGATAACAGCTACCTTGACAGCGAGACGCTGCATACCAGTGCTTATGTGTTGCGCCGTCTGAAATCTGTTATTACCAGTAAATACGGGCGCCATAAACTTGCTAATGATGGTACGCGTTTCGGGTCTGGTCAGGCCATTGTCACGCCTGCCGTTATCCGTGGTGAGCTGGGATCAACATATCGCCAGATGGAGCGGGAAGGCATCGTGGAAAACTTCGATCTGTTCCAGCAACATCTGATAGTTGAGCGTAACGCGAACAATTCGAACCGCCTGGATGTGCTGTTTCCGCCTGATTATGTCAATCAGTTACGTGTGTTTGCAGTGCTTAACCAGTTCCGTCTGCAGTACAGCGAGGAGGCTGCATAATGGGAAAAATTGCGGGAACAACGTATTTCAAAATCGACGGACAGCAACTGTCGGTAACCGGAGGGATTGAAGTCCCCATGAACACCAAAGTTCGTGACGACGTGATTGGCCTGGATGGTTCCGTTGACTACAAGGAAACCAGCCGGGCACCGTATACGAAGGTGACCGCCAAAGTGCCGAAAAACTTCCCGGTCGATAAAATTACGTCTTCTGATGTCATGACAATCACATCAGAGCTGGCAAATGGTCAGGTGTATGTTCTCTCAAACGCCTGGCTGCACGGCGAAGCCAACCATAACCCGGAAGAGGGCACCGTGGATCTTGAGTTCCACGGTGAGGAGGGATTTTACCAGTGATAAAAGAACTTGTGCTCAAAAAGCCGATTATGGCGCATAACGAAAAGCTTTATGTGCTGGAGCTGCGCGAACCGTCCTACGATGAAATCGAAGCCATTGGTTTTCCGTTCACCGTTTCCGGTGACGGCGGCGTCCGGCTGGACAGTTCGGTTGCGCTGAAATATATCCCTGTGCTGGCAGGTATTCCACGCTCCTCGGCAGCGCAACTGGCAAAACTGGATATTTTCAAAGCCTGTATGTTGATCCTCAATTTTTTTACCCGGTCGGAGACGGAGGAGGACTCAGAAAGCGGGTCTACAACACCGCATACTTCTGGCGAATAAATCCCCTGGAGCTCCGGCGGGCGGCGATATCCGATTTTCTGGAGCTGGAGTTGGAGGCTGTCCGTATCAATGAGGAAATGAAGCATGGCTGACAGTTTCCAGTTAAAGGCCATTATCACTGCCGTTGACCAGTTATCGGGTCCGCTGAAAGGGATGCAGCGGGAACTGAAGGGATTTCAGAAAGAAATGGCCGGGCTGGCGATCGGTGCTGCCGCTGCCGGGACCGCTGTTCTTGGGGCGCTGGTGCTGCCCGTGAATGCTGCGATTGGCTTTGAGTCAAAAATGGCTGACATCCGGAAGGTGGTTGACGGCCTGGATGATAAAAAAGCATTCGCGCAGATGAGTGACGATATCCTGACGCTGTCCACACAGTTACCGATGGCGGCGGAGGGAATTGCAGAGATCGTGGCGGCGGGCGGGCAGGCAGGCATTGCCCGCGGCGATTTGATGCAGTTTGCGAACGACGCAGTGAAAATGGGTGTGGCGTTTGATACCACTGCCGAAGAGTCCGGTCAGATGATGGCGCAGTGGCGGACAGCGTTCAAACTGACGCAGGAAGACGTGGTTGTCCTGGCCGATAAAATCAACTATCTGGGGAATACCGGCCCGGCAAATGCGAAGAAGATTTCTGATATCGTGACGCGGATTGGTCCGCTTGGCGGTGTTGCCGGAGTGGCATCCGGCGAAATTGCCGCGATGGGCGCCACCATTGCCGGGATGGGGGTTGAATCAGAAATTGCCTCAACCGGCATCAAAAACTTCATGCTGTCGCTTACGGCGGGTAAATCCGCAACTAAGTCTCAGAAAGAAGCCTTAAGAGCGCTGCGGATAAGCCCCACTAAATTAGCTGCTGAAATGCAAAAAGACTCTAAAACCGCGATCCTCAAGGTTTTAGATTCTCTTTCAAAATTGTCAGCGACTGACAGGCCACAAATACTGACCAGGCTTTTCGGTAAAGAGTCGATAGGGGCTATCGCACCGCTGCTGACCAACATGGATCTGTTACGCACCAACTTTGAGCGTGTGACAGATGCCCAGGAATATGGCGGCTCGATGCAGAAGGAATACGCATCCCGCGCGGCCACAACAGAAAACCAGCTGGTTCTGCTGAAAAACAGCGTCAATGCGATTTCGGTAACGCTGGGCGATACCTTCCTGCCCGCCATTAACGAAGCCGCAGAAGCGGTCATGCCTTACCTGGAGCAGCTCCGGACATTCGTTCGCGCGAATCCTGAACTGGTTCAGTCTGCTGCGAAGTTCGGCGCGGCGCTGCTGGCTGTTGGCGTATCCATCGGTAGCCTGTCCCGGGCTGTCAAAATCCTGAACAGTGTCATTAATCTCTCTCCGGCGAAAGTCGCCATTGCGGCGCTGGTGGCCGGCGCTATGCTGATCATTGAGAACTGGGACGATGTTGCTCCGGTGATTAAGGCGGTATGGCAGGAGGTCGATAACGTTGCGCAGGAGATGGGCGGATGGGAGACGGTGATTGAAGGGGTTGGTCTGGTTATGGCTGGTTCTTTTACCGTCAGGACCATTGGTGCCCTGCAGCAGTCCGTCCTGCTGGCCGGACGGCTTTCCGGTCTGCTGGGTAAAATTGGCCGGATGGGGGCCATGACGCTGACAATTGGCGTGGCGGTGTCACTCTTTAAAGAGCTTAAGGATCTGGAGCAGGGGGCGAAGGATGCGGGTATGGATGCTGGCGCATTCGCTGTACAGAAGCTGCAAACGAAGGAGCGTGAACGCGGGTATAACGGTTTTATTCCCAGACTCAAAGAGCTTCTTGGTATGGACACCCCGATTCCGCAGGGGCGTTATCAACCTTATGTGCCACTGACCCGGCGTTCTGGCGTACTCGAGCGAGCTGTCCCGCCATCAACGCAGCGCAGCGAACTCAAAGTGACATTTGAGAATGCACCACAAGGTATGCGTGTGACTGATATACCGAAATCCGGTAATCCATTGATGAACATCAGCCATGATGTGGGTTACTCACCCTTTCGTACATCACGATAAACCTGCTCCGGCAGGTTTTCTTATGGGGTAAATATGGCTTTTTTCTCCTCAACTGGCTGGCGCGGGCGCCTGCGTGATGCATCATTTCGTGGAGTGCCTTTCTCCGTTGAAGATGATGAAAGCACCTTTGGACGCCGCGTACAGGTACATGAATATCCGAACAGGGATAAGCCCTGGACGGAGGATTTAGGTCGCGCCACGCGCCGCCTGACGATAAATGCTTATCTTGTCGGTGATGATTACGCAGACAGGCGGGATCGTCTTATTGGTGCCATTGAAACCGCAGGCCCTGGTACGCTGGTCCATCCGCAGTATGGCGAAATGCAGGGCAGCATTGACGGACAGGTCAGGATCACTCACAGCAGTACAGAAGGGCGCATGTGTCGTGTCTCCTTTCAGTTTGTGGAAAGTGGTGAACTTTCTTTTCCGGTGGCAGGAATGGCAACGGCGAAGCGCCTGGAAACATCAGGCGGGCTTTTCGACGATGCGATTGACAGTATGTTTTCCACATTCTCGTTGTCAGGTATTTCTGATTTTATCCAGAACGATGTCATTGCCGATGCTGCCTCCATGCTGGGCGATGTTGCCGATGCTTTCAGGATGGTTGACTCCGGCGTGTCTGCCGCAATGCGGCTGTTACAGGGGGATTTGTCTGTCATTCTGATGCCACCGAGCGCCGCAAGTGATTTCGTTAACGCACTGCAAAAAGCCTGGCGCTCAGGTGACAGGCTCAGAGGCAGTACATCGGATCTGGTCACGATGATAAAAACGATGTCAGGTATCACGCTTGATCCCGGTCTTTCCCCCCGTGGCACCTGGCCCACTGACTCCGGATCTGCTGCGAAACAGAAAATGCAACGCAATATGATCGCAGCCGCCATCAGGACAACAGCCATCAGCACAGCCGTCCACGCCGTGACAACACTGAAGCAGCCGCGTGATGTACCTGGTGTCCGGGGCGTAAATCAGCCTGCAGGAACAGGCCGTGACTCAGACATTATCACTGTCATGCACCCGGCGCTGGATGGTGTACAGACAGTCAGTAATGGCAGCTCTCCACCGAACTATGAAGATCTGAAAGCTATCCTGACCGCGCTCAATGCTGCGATTGACCAGGAGCAGTTGCGTATCCGGGATGATGTGCTTTTCCAGCAAATTTCCGTTATGCGGACGGATCTCAATCGCGATATTTCTGCACGACTGGCACAGGTTGAACGTACTGCATTGCGAACGCCTGATGATGTTCTGCCTGCACTGGTACTGGCTGCAGCCTGGTATGACGACGCCGGGCGGGAATCTGACATCCTCACTCGTAATCCCGTTCCCCATCCGGGATTTATCCCGGTTGAGCCGCTGAGGGTTCCGGTACGATGAATAATACGGTTTTTTTACGCGTCAACGGGCGTGACTGGGGAGGATGGACGTCAGTACGGATAAGTGCGGGCATTGACCGTATTGCCCGGGACTTTAATGTCTCGATCACCCGGCAGTGGCCTGGTGGAGAAGACGTACCGCCAGTAAAAAATGGTGACGCTGTAGAGGTACTCATTGGCGATGATTTAGTCATTACCGGCTGGGTTGAGGCGTTACCGCTACGTTATGATGCGCAGACCATTATGACGGGCATTGTCGGGCGCAGCAAAACGGCAGATCTTATCGACTGTTCTGCGTCGCCTGCACAGCATAACGGGAAAAATTTATTCCTGATCGCCAGCGCACTTGCCCGGCCATTCGGTGTGGACGTTGTTGATGCAGGCGCGCCGGCAGCCGCCGTTATTGAGGCTCAGCCGGAACATGGTGAAACGGTTGTGGACTGTCTGAACAGGTTGCTTGGACAGGCTCAGGCGCTGGCATATGACGACGAACGGGGACGGCTGGTTCTCGGCAGGCCGGGCAGTATGAAAGCAGCCACGGCACTGGTACTTGGCGAAAATATTCTTTCCTGTGATACCGAGCGTAGTGTTCGTGAGCGTTTCTCCAGTTATCTGGTTACGGGGCAGCGTCCTGGTACGGATGACGATTTCGGCGAGGCAACCATTGCTGCTATCCGGCAGAGTACTGGTGATGCAGGCGTCACGCGGTATCGTCCCCACACCATTCAGCAGTCAGGAACTGCCACAACTGACAGCTGCAAATCACGCTGTGAATTTGAAGCCCGTCAGCGTGCGGCGAAAACGCTGGAAACCACCTATACCGTACAGGGATGGAGACAGGGGAATGGCGAATTGTGGAAACCGAATCAGGCCGTGGTGGTGTATGACCCGCTGAACGGTTTTGACAATGAAACGCTGGTGATCGCCGAAGTGACGTACAGCCAGGACAATAACGGCACCCTGACCGAAATCCGGGTGGGGCCTGCGGATGCTTATCTTCCTGAACCATTCAGGCCGAAAGCGAAGAAAAAAGTCAGTGAGGAGGCGGATTTCTGATGGCTAACCATCCTCTTCAGAACATGATAACGCGCGCAGTCATTACCGCGATTGATACCGTCAGAAAATGCCAGACTGCCGGACTGAAACTTATTGCCGGTGAAAAAAAAGAAAATGTGGAGCATCTTGAACCTTACGGTTTCACCTCTGCAGCACAGAATGGCGCAGAAGCGGTGGTATTGTTTCCCGGCGGTGACCGTTCGCACGGAGTGGCTGTGGTTGTGGCTGACCGCCGCTTCAGACTGAAAGGGCTGGCGCGCGGGGAAGTCGCGCTATATGACGATCAGGGGCAGTCGGTCACATTAACCCGCGCCGGAATAGTGATAAATGGCGGCGGAAAGCCAGTTATTTTCACGAATGCCACTAAAGCACGTTTTGAAATGCCGATCGAATCCACTGGCGATATCAGGGACAACTGTGACAGCAGTGGAAAAACGATGGCTGAAATGCGCACGACCTATAACGGTCATACCCATAAAGAAAATGGCGATGGCGGCGGTATAACCGATAAGCCTGTCCAACCCATGAGCTGACATCATGATCCTTTATGTTAATGGAATCCGTAAGGATGCCACGGCTTCGCTCGACCTTCTGACGCGGGCAGTGGTGATTTCTCTTTTTACCTGGCGCCGGGCGGAGCGGGATGACAGGACCCCACAGCCATACGGCTGGTGGGGGGACACCTGGCCTGCTGTTCAGAATGACCGCATCGGTTCCCGCCTCTACCTGCTGAAACGCCGCAAACTCACCAATAAAACGCCGCAGGATGCCCGTGAATACATGCAGCAGGCGCTGGCGTGGATGACAGACGATGGCGTGGCGGCACGTATTGATGTGACATCTGAACGCACAGGAACAGATACCCTGGCGGCTGGCGTGACGATATATCAGCGGGACGGGGTAATTCACAATATTACATTCGATGATATATGGAGCGAACTTAATGGCTGACAGTCAATTTGCACGTCCTGAACTTCCTCAGTTGATTGCTACCATTCGCAGCGATTTACTGACCCGTTTTCAGCAGGATGTTGTGTTACGTCGCATGGATGCCGAGGTTTACAGCCGGGTACAGGCTGCTGCTGTACATACGCTGTATGGTTATATCGATTATCTGGCCCGGAATATGCTGCCTGATATGTGTGATGAGGACTGGCTTTACCGTCACGCGAGGATTAAGCGTTGTCCCAGGAAAAATGCCGTATCTGCGAAGGGATTTGCACGCTGGGATGGTATTGCCGGAACGCCGGAGATCCCCGCGGGGACACAGATTCAGCGGGATGATCAGGTTACATTCACGACCCTGCAGACGGTGAAAGCTTCCGGCGGCCTGTTACGTGTGCCGGTTATTGCTGATGTGGCGGGAACTGCCGGTAATACTGACGATGGTACGGCGTTACGCCTTGGCACGCCGATTACTGGTATTCCTTCTACAGGTTACGCTGACACTCTGACCGGGGGGGCTGATACAGAGGAGCTTGAAACGTGGCGCGCGCGTGTCATGGAGCGCTATTACTGGATACCTCAGGGGGGCGCTGATCCTGATTACGTCATCTGGGCAAAGGAAATCGCAGGAATAACCCGTGCGTGGACATTCCGCCATTATAAGGGGACCGGCACCGTTGGTGTGATGGTGGCTACCAGTAACCCGGTGAATCCGGCTCCTGGCGACGATCTCGTTAAGGCTGTACGTGACCATATTTTGCCGCTGGCACCTGTTGCTGGCGGCGGACTCTTTGTTTTCGCTGCCACTGAAAAAAGCATTCCGGTAACAGTCGCACTGGCCAAAGATACCCCGGAAATTCGTACTGCCATTATTGCGGAGCTAAATGCGCTGATGCTGCGTGATGGCGCGCCGTCCGGAAAAATTTATGTTTCGCGAATCAGCGAGGCGATAAGCCTGGCGACCGGGGAAGTGGCACATCAGTTGCGTGTGCCGGCGGCAGATGTGGTTCTGGGAAAAACTGAACTTCCTGTCCTGGGGAATATAACCTGGGCCACCTATACCGGGGAGAACGGATAACTATGGCGTTGCAGGACGAATATACGCAGTTACTTTATCACCTTCTGCCGGAAGGACCTGCCTGGGACGGAGAAAATCCACTGATTGAAGGGCTGGCGCCGTCGCTGAACCGGGTACATCAGAGAGCGGATGAACTGATGGCTGAAATTGATCCGGCCAGAACCACAGAACTGATAGACCGTTATGAACAGCTGTATGGCCTGCCTGATTCCTGTGCACCGGAAGGCGTGCAGACATTACAGCAGCGCCAGCAACGTCTGGATGCAAAGGCGAATGTTGCCGGTGGTATAAACGAGAGGTTTTACCGGGAACAGCTTGATGCGTTGGGGTATACCGCTGCCACCATTGAGCAGTTTCAGAATCTCGACAGCACACCCGATCCTGAATGGGGGGAATTCTGGCGTTACTACTGGCGTGTGAATATTCCGGCTGATGCGAACATCAGCTGGCAGACCTGTACAAGCACCTGCGATTCTGCGATCAGAACGTGGGGCGATACTGTTGCTGAATGTGTGATTGATAAGCTTTGTCCGTCACATACGGTTGTTGTTTTTGCTTATCCGGAAGGAAAAGAGAATGCACAGAATTGATACGCCCACCGCGCAAAAAGATAAATTTGGTCAGGGAAAAAACGGATTTACGAATGGTGATCCCGCCACGGGCCGCCGCGCAACGGATCTCAACAGTGATATGTGGGATGCAGTCCAGGAAGAGGTCTGCACTGTTATTGAAGCCGCCGGCATACAACTCAGTAAAGGCGAACATACGCAGCTTCACGCCGCCATTGGCAGGCTGATCGATGAACAGGTTAAAACCCGTCTTGAAAAAAATCAGAATGGCGCGGACATCCCGAATAAGCCGCTGTTTCTCCAGAACGTTGGTTTAGAAGAAACGATAAATCTGGCCGCCGATGCACTACAAAAATCACAGAATGGCGGCGATATTCCGGACAAAAAACAATTTGCGAGAACTATCGGCGCGGTAACGTCGACCACCATTACACTTGGCGAATCAGGCTGGTTCAAAATCGCCACGGTTGTAATGCCGCAGGCTACATCAACTGCGGTGATTAAACTGTACGGTGGGGCGGGGTTTAACGCTGGTTCACCTGAACAGGCGGCAATCAGCGAACTGGTATTGCGTGCCGGTAATGGTTCACCTGTTGGAATAACTGCCACGTTGTGGAGACGCTCGCCTGCTGCTGCTAACGAGGTCGCATGGGTTAATACATCAGGCGACACCTACGATATTTATATTAATATCGGCCAGTATGCGTACTGGTTAATTGCGCAATATGATTACACCGGTAATGCAAATGTCACGCTGCACAGTACGCCTGAATATTCATCAGTTCAGCCGGGAAACTCAACCAGCGGTCAGACATATACACTGTTTAATAGTCTGATGAAACCCACAGCCGGTGACGTTGAGGCACTGTCAGTTAATGGAGGGCGACTGAATGGGTCTTTAGGCATTGGTACTGACAATGCGCTGGGCGGTAATTCAATTGTGCTCGGTGATAACGATACCGGGTTTAAACAGGATGGCGACGGCGTTCTGGGTATTTACGCCAATAATGCCCGGGTCGGTTATATCGATAATTCCGGGTTACACATGTCAGTAGATGTTCTCACTAATGGTGGCATACGAGCAGGTGACGGAAAAAGGCTTTCACTGACGAGCAATAATAATTCGACAATGACAGCCACGTTTAATTTATGGGGCGATGCAAACAGGCCAACAGTTATTGAACTGGACGACGATCAGGGATGGCATCTGTACAGCCAGCGAAATCCTGATGGTTCGATTGTCTTTACGGTCAATGGCGATATCACCGCTAACACGCTTCGTGCAGGCGGGGCCATCTATCAGAATAACGGCGACATCTTTGGTTCTGTCTGGGGGAATAGCTGGCTGAGTCTGTGGATTAATAATAATTTCGTCGCAGATGTTCAGTTAGGGGCTGGCACATCAGTGACTACCTGGAACAATGCAGGTTCCTGGCCTAACACTCCCGGATATGTAGTTACCTCCGTCTGGAAAGATTATCAGGGCGAAAATATTGATGGTATTGCTTATGCGCCTTTGCAAAAACGAGTCGGGAATCAGTGGTATACCGTACAAGGGGGAACGGCATAATGAAAAAATATCAGGATATTAAAAATTTCAGACTTATTGACGCGCCCGTAAACAGGGGTAAAACGCAGTCCGAAATAAATATAGGTGCATTTTTTTTGGAATCGGAAGACGGGCAGGACTGGTATGAATGTCAGTCATTATTTTCTGATGATACCGCAAAAATCATGTACGACCATGAGGGGGTTATCTGGGGTGTTGTTAATAAGCCAGTCCCGCAACGAGGAAACACATATGCTGTATCAATGCTGTGGCCGGTTAATATGTCTGTTGCGGAAATAGCCGCTGCTGACTGTCCTGATGATTGTCGTGGTGATGGTATGTGGTTATATCAGGACGGTAAAGTTGCTCAACGGGTTCATTCGCCGGAAGAGCTGCGTAAAAAGGCGGAGGCTGAAAAAGTTCGCCGCCTGGCTGAGGCTGAATCAGCCATTGCACCACTGGCGCGGGCAGTAAAACTAAAAATTGCCACAGATGAGGAGATTAAACGGCTGGACGCCTGGGAACTCTACAGCGTAATGGTTAACCGTGTGGATACAGCTTCCCCTGACTGGCCTGATGTGCCTGTAAGCCAGTGATATGACGTTGTGAAAAAACAGGTTAGAGTCAATAAAATACACTAGCCTGAAGTAATAAATGAGTGATGGTCAGACGGCGAAATTCTGTCTGGGTTATCTCCTTTTTGAATATATTATATCTTCCCATTCGCATCCTGGTTTTCTTTAAGAACTGATACTGCTGTTTGTAATAATTCTTTATTATCCAGCCATGCCTTGGCCTTTATATTCCCTTCGATATAATCAAGCAATGTCCTGGTATTGATAGGCCTGCCCTGTTTCGCCACCTCCACTACTGCATCACCCAGGATAATACGAACTTTAGGAAGTTGAGAGGGGAACCACTTTAGGGTATCTTTTGATTTCATTAAGAAATGTTCCTCAAAATATTGTTAATTTTTTGATGGTAAGGTAGAGACATTAATTCAGGAAATGTTTGTTTTTACTCATCAGTTTTGTCTGGATTATTTGATATGCCTATTCCTACTTTGATTACAGCATAGCTAAAAATACTGAATATGATAAGCAGGGAAATTATTATCAGTGTATTGTCCATATATCCTCAGAAGTACATTTTATTATGTATATTGCTTTGACAGTTTTTTATCTGGAAAGTTCATTTTTGGATGTAACTTTGTGTTTTTTACTGGGAATTATAAAGTTCAGACAATCAGCGTGGTTTTTACTGTTGTCTGTACTAATAATTTTCTCAAGCATAAGAGTTTCATCATAAGTGCCTGAAGACCCTTTGTCCTGGTATCCATCGTTATGCACGATCAGGGATGCATAGACATTTTTATTTGTACTGTGATGCTTTTTTAAGCTTCTCAGTGTGGTTTTTTCTCCGTTAAGCCAGTATATCTGGCGTGTGTGGCATGGTTGAAATGCGCTTATATCTTGGCCCCAGAAGTATATTCCATCCACCTGGCTATAATCATCTTTACTCTTACCTGACGAGCATCCTGTTATTATAACTGTGAGTACAAGTAAAGATGACAATGTTATGCTGCTTTTCATGATTTATCCAGTATTTTCAGCGCAGTAGATAATGGTTCTTTATCTTCGAGCCATTGCTGCTCTTTTTGTTCATGTTTTAACTGAGAGATAAGATTCTCGCTGTTGATTTTTTTAGACTCCAGGATGAGCTGCAGTAACGCTTTACCATAAATAATCTCTATATCTGAAAGTAAGTTAGGTGGGTATGATGATATGTCTAAAGTGTTCAT